CTGCCGAATTTGGCAGAATAATGCAGAATAATATCCCGCATCACACGGGCCCATTACTGCCGAATTCTGCAGAATAATATCCCGCAACTAGCGGGCCAATTGCTGCCGAATTTGGCAGAATAATATCCCGCATCATACGGGCCCATTGTTGCAGAATACTTAAAAAATATTATTAACATTAATGGCGTGGTATCAATGTGGGACATCTTCTTCAACAGTGGGTTCACGCATAGCAGAATAAAATTCCAATGCATCGGGATGCGCGCGAATAGAATCGGGATCAAATGCTGATAAGTATATACCTTCGAGAGTTTTAATACGCGATAGTGCCACATAAATTTGATTAAATTCAAATACATTCTTACCAATATCCATAAGAGCACAATCCAATTCAGAACCTTGAATTTTATGAACAGTTACAGCCCAGGCAATAATAAGCGGGATCTGGGTAATAGAACCTAATTCATCTTGAGTTAGCCATGTATGCGGTTCGATAGTATGCACAGTTCCGTCCGAGAATTTAACAATCGGCATCCCGATATCTGATTTACCGATAATTACACCAGTTGAACCATTATGTTTATCTATTAATGGATTATTAATAATATACATTACACTGGCGCCAATTTTCATTACTAATGTTTTCTCAATCGCGATATTATTAAGTAAATCTTTTAATTCTATCTCACTTCGGACAGTATTCCATGTGATACATGGTTCCCATATATATTTGTAATTAAATTCATCAGTTTCTAATTCTTGCATTTTTTTACAATTCCACTTATCAACATCGCGACGAAGCGGGAATATATGCAATGGCTCCGTGAATATACCATCATCTTTCCAATTTCTTCCAAGTCTAGTATTAAATAATGCGATTGTCTCCGGACTTGGTTTACCGATACGGACTTCGCCTAATGCTTTTCTTAATTCTGAGTTATCCTGTCTGAAATTATATTTAAATAAGACTCGACCATCTTCTAATGGGAACCATTTATCAAAATTCACGGATTCAAAACAATATTTGTCTTTAATGGGAGGTAGCTGTAGGAAATCACCAGATCCAATAATTTGAATACCACCGAATGGTTTATTCGGATTTAGGATTGCCCGTGCAATTTCGTCAAGTTTATCAAATAAAGTCATACCAAGCATACTAATCTCATCAACAATTAAAATTTTAATGCGTTTCCAATTCATAGTTTTCCATTTACTTGCCTTAATATTTTTAATATATTCTTCCACTGTATTCTTACCTAACCCAATTCCAAGTGTAGAATGTAATGTTTTCGCACCTGCGATAAGTGATGCAGCTTTACCAGTTAATGCTGTTATATGAAGTCGTATGTTCGATTTCATACAAATATTACTGATAGCTTTAATAATATATGTTTTACCAGTACCGCCGGGGCCAAGAATTATTACATTTTTACCTGCTTTAAACAGTTCTAATGTACGTATCTGCTCTACTGATGACATATTATAAATCTTTCTACAAAATGCGGATACAGTATTCTGTAGGCAGATTAAAACGTTATATATAATAATATTATAATATCCTTCAATTTTCAAATATATTAAAACTAATCAACAATTCAATATTCGGAAAGATAGCATCTCCGCGGCGCGCGGACCCATTCGTCAAGATAATCATATCTAGATTTTTCTTGAAAAAATTGAATTTTTTATTCACAAAGAATTAAATGCAGTAAAACTAAAAGGTTATTATGAATTGTTGACCTTCGTATATAATGTCACATCCGATCTATTTCCCGATCCCCCTCATATATAACCGGGAAGGCTTAGACCAGTATGGATTCGACCGGGATGGATACAACTGGTATGGATTCGACTACTATGGGTACGACTGGGACGGATACGACTGGGACGGATACGATTGGGACGGATACGATCGGGATGGCTTCGACTGGGACGGATACGACCAGGACGGAAACCCTAAGTACAATGACGAGGGCCTTGACAAGTACGGGTACGACTATGAAGGGTACAACGACAATGGCGTCGACAAGCACGGCTTCAACAGGGATGGATACGACAATGAAGGGTACGACGAGGACGGCATCAACGAGAATGGCTGTACTCGCAGTGGTTTATACCCCAATGACAGACGCAATTACTACTAATAGTAGGTCCTCAGTCAGGATAGGTGTGATATATATTTTTGTGTAAAAATTGAAACCCTATATTATATTTCCATATATGATTCTACTTAAAAAGTCCATCTTAAAATGCCCAGCAACAATGCAAACGCACAGCGTAAAAAGGAACTCCTGAAGATTGCAGAAGGTGTTAGAAATGGAACTATTGCACGTAAACCATCGAAACCAACTGAAGAAGGCTTGATTAAGATGGAGGCTATGAAATTGGAAAAGAAAGCAAAGGCAAGGGCAACGGAAATTAAGAAAACACAGGAACGTGAAGAACGTAAACAAAAACTTGCGAATGCGGAAAAGTTCTTCAAAGAAGCTAAAGCAGCCGGATTGTTGACTAAAAAGATTCCAAAATTTGTTAAGTCATTGCATGATTCGAAGCGTGTTAAGAAGTAAATATTATTAATTTTTATATATCAACAATATATTGTATGTGTAGAAATTATGTCTAAAGTTAAGTAATAATGCAAAAAATTAGTTTTTTTAAAAATTTGAATAATTGTTATTTTTATACTATCTTATTAAAAAAGATAAATAAACATGTGTCTATGTTGTATGCTTCATTGTGATGGGACATGTGATTTACAACCCGGAAGAGTCGTTAAAAATGGAAAATCATGCTATGCTGGACATTGTAATACATCAATAGAATGTATGTCTACGTTAAGTGATGATGAACAAATTCAAGCAACAATAGAATTTAATAAACGTAGGTCTGAAAATACAAATATGCATGCTATCATGTCAGATGTGCTACAACACGATGAGGATAAGATATTGGTATGGTATGGCGTACGTTGTAATGGTTGTGATAATTCTATGACAAGTGAATCTGGGTATTTTTATCATGGATCGAATGATCGTGATTATTGTACAGAATGTTATATGTATCAAACAGATAATAGAATATATGAAAAATGGTCAAATTTGACATGCCCATATGGTGGTCCAAATGCACAAAGAATATCACGATTCATAATATTGGGTCAATATTGTGGTGGTTGGTAAATTTGAATTTTATTAGTTTATTATTTATTACTCATTTTCACATTCAAGGATTTGAAACGATGGGAGATATTCAAGAAGACGAAGACACTCCTCATCCCGATCACTATGACCCATATTCGCCTAAAAATGTAGAACGTCAGCGTCGTATTAGAGAGCTCAACGATATGATAAAAGTCGTTGAGGAAAAAAGTGCCAAAGGGTACTGGAAACTTAAGGATAGTCTAGAACGCGAATCCGATAAAGATCCTAGGTATGCTAAATTGTTGGAAGCTACTAGTGATCTGATCTCAAAGGCGTTACTTGTGCGTCCAGATACGTCCAAATTGACTAAGAGTTTTAATCGTGCATACTTCGAGATTATGAGACATATTCTTCGGATCTTGATTAATCCACCTGAAAGAACTGCATGTGCAGGCTACCAATATGATAAATACGTATTATCGAACACTTGATTGGATCAATAACAAATCTCAGCCAGATCGTAATCGAGAAGTAGTTCATCAACTATGGAATCGCCATTATCTATCTAAGAATGAACTTAAGAAAATAATCGAATCTGAAAATGAACAAACGCTAAAGAACTATTGCAGATACCCTGCAGAGTACAAAGAAATTAGAGCTGAAATTGAAAAACTAAATCGGGAGATAAATGAGAAGAAAAGGAAATCCGAAATTGCTAAGTATGGTGATGACTATTACTATCGCTTAACAGGTGGTACATATGATGGATATGGACCCAACAGCTATTGTTATTAATTGAAAAAATCAATATATAAACTATATATATTTTTTGATTAATAAGCAAAAAGAATATTTTTATAGAATGGATTCATGCAATCTAGCTTTTGCTCAATATGATCAAATGTGTGTATTTGCACGTAGCTCCAAACTATCTGGATTTAAAAAAGTACTTATAAGAGGCAATACTGCATATTTTGTAAATAAATCTGGTGAATGGTATATGGCAACATATATATCGCCTCAAGAGCCAATTCTCCGTTGTGTACCACCAGATTGGATTAATTGGATTAAAACACATTATTTCAACGATAAACGGGATCTATAACCGCGGCATGTGGAATAAAAAAGAATTTTTTTGATGTTATGGTAAATAATAAGTGATTGCGAAATTCTTATCGGTTGGAATTGGTTTAATCCCGAGTTTATCACATATAGAAAACCAATCAGCATCATGACTATTAATCGTATCTTGGGATTGTAAATATATATAATATAATAATCTGCGTTCTGGATTATCTTTTGCAAGCTTAGCTTCCAATATTTTATATATATAATGTGAGTAATAACTGCTATATTTGTCTGAGAAGTCTGTATCACCTTTTTTATATTTTTGTTGTTTAATATCATTAAGTAATTCCATTGAACTTGTAAATAAATGTATAATAAGTTGATATGTATGTTCAGATATAGTTGGTGGGCCGATACCAGTAACTAATTTCATTAATCTGGGTATATTTTTATTATATTTAGTTAGTTTAAGTCGTTTTAGTATATTACGGAAATCATATATGGTTGTATGTGTTAATATCTTTTTTTCGGATTTTATAGCATCAATAATCTGTTTTACAATTTTTTCACCATATCTATTTTCAGTATCCATTTTATCTCCTATTTCATCTATCGGTTCATTTGCTAAAATATGATCTAAACAAACTCGTATATGTCTATCGACACTTGTATTTTTAATAAATTTATTATTTTGGGCATTATCGATAACATAATTTTCTTCAAACATAGAACTTGAAAACTTATCAATTTGACTACATTTAGGACATACTAATTCCGCAACTTCATATATTATAATAAGATTAATATTACAATCGACACATTTACGAGCTATATTGGCTTTTGATGTTTGTATTGGTACAGATACAGCGACTTGAAGTTGTTTTAAATCTTCATTAATTTTAATTTTCTCATATTTAATATTTTCAGTTGATACACATTCCGAAAAATCAACAACCTGACTTACAAGTTTATTAATCCCTGATAATATAGACAATGAATCTATGACTGAATTCAAATCAATATCGGAACTATCGATGTTATTTGATAATGCCGCTAACATATACTGGTTTCTACTTGAATTTAACATATTTTGGATTGATTGTTGTCGTTTAATATGATCATTATATTTTACATTATTTGGGTTAATTTCGATATTATTGATGCATTTTTCAATAAAATTGTATTTCTCATGTATTATTTTATCAACTTCCATATAATTATGAAAATAGGTTCTTTGATTGAGAATATATGCCGCAGATATGGGTCTGTGTACAGCAGAAATGCTATATAAATGGAAATATTATAATTATGTTCGAGTTAAAAAACAAATTAAACCTTTGGCTAAGTATAATATATATCGTTATGTTTCGTACAACATATTCTGAATTATTTTCTTGACATTAATTTCGAATATAAGCCTTAAGCAACAATGGATGAAGTTGAGTTTCAGGAGTTGTTGAATGGAATTAAATCAAAACCACATGAAGCAAAACTAGAAGATCTAGACACTGATGTAATTCAACGTCTATACAAGGAGCTAAATCCATATAATCATAATATTGTGTCGGCAGATAATAAGAAAGTTAGACAGATTACATTTTCTAATACATTATTACAGGAAACATATCAACGTCGGTTTACTATGACATCATTAGTTGGATTCCTATATCGTGTTCTAAGTGAATATGATGTCCCTAATACAGATCGTCGATGGGAGAATAAGCGTAAAAAGGCTGCGGCTGTGAAGCCATGGACTCCGGAACAAATGCTGGAACAGGTGACTGCGCTACGCGAACTGGCTGTTCTTGTTAGTGATGCGGCGAAAGCAGCATCAGATGCACGTGCATCTGCTATGAAATTAGACCAAACGGTTTTGGAACATAAGTTATTGGATGATATTTCTAAAGAGGAGCTACTTACGAAGCAGAAAGAAGTGTTAGCGCAAATGAAAACTACCGATGAATTGGATTGCCGATATCACGGACTTCAATGGGCCTATATGTCAAAGGTGCGACAATATGGTAAGGATATGGACCGTAGGTTCGATGATTTCAGTAAAAAAGCCAGTCAATTTCCGGAACTTCGTAAAGATATTTCAAAGGAAATGGTTGAGCCGATGGCAATGTTAGAAATGCCAGCTACGAATGCTAAGGCAATTATTAAGAACTTCTTGAATAACTGGTTTGAATTTAACCCGGATGCACATGTTCGTAAATCGTATGATGAATTTAAAAACAAGGATATTAAGGAGACACCGTTGGATGGTCTTGGAACGTTTAAGGTTGATACCGCGGATCCAGATCGTATTCCAGTGGACGTTTTATTGGCTAAGCGTCCCGAGTTTGCGACATCGGAAGATGAACAGCATTTTAATAGTTTTACAAAGACGTCGCGTGCATACAATTCGATTATGTATCTTCTTCGGAATGAGACGGCGTATAACTCAATGACCCAGATTATTAAATCCGACCGTGCTGAGATCTTCCGTCGTTATCTAACACCACTAACAGAGCCTACGACTCGTGGTGTATTGGAGCATATCCCGCCCCAGGACACATTTCATCGATGGGAATTTTATAATGATGTTAATTATGAGGAACTCCGGCTAGCGACTGAGGCTATCTATCCTGAGAAGCCATTATTGGAAATGGCATTGATTGTGTATGATTACAATGAGGGTACTGAATCGGAGGTTAAAGCGAGTTATGAGGAATATTGCAATACACATCAAAATAACGTGGTTAGTGATATTAAATCTATGACACTCGGGAATTGGACATACTTAGCGTCATTTAAGAAGAATCGTGAGAAGATTAATTATTATAATCAGAAGACTGAAATTCTAAAGCGTATTATGGATCGTAATGCTCAAGATAAGATTCTAGGTCAGGATTTGATGAAGAAGCGTGTACACAATCTAAAAGCAAAGAATATTCAGGAAGCCGGTCCTAATGATCCGGGTCTTGATAATTATATTTCGAGTAATGGACCTGCGGATACGCAGAGACTGGTTACAAATGAGGAAATGCTCCGACTTAAGAAGACTAATGGTGATCTAAAGGCAGCCCGTGAACTCCGAGATCTCGACAATGCGAAGGCAGAGCTTACAATTCTACTTAATAAGAAGAAACATGGTAAGTTGACGGATGAAGAAGAACGCGAACTATCTGATGCTCGTAGACGTTATGAAACTGCGAAGGAAATGATTGAAGTCCCGGAAAATGCGATCCAAGTTGATGTATTTGAAACCGATGCTGCAACGGGAACATTCACTAAATCTAAGTTCTATACCGAAGCGGAGGCGCCATCACAAGGTGAACCAAAACAGGGAGCCGCAGCAAATGTTGCATCTCGTTAAATGATTTTCTTAGGAGTATCTCCGCGACACACGGGTCCATTCCGCGGCGCGCGGGTCCATTCCGCGGCGCGCGGGCCCATTGATCTGCATTTTTTTTCAGCAATAGTATCTCCGCGGCGCGCGGGCCCATTCCGCGGCGCGCGGGCCCATTCCGCGGCGCGCGGGCCCATTCCGCGGCGCGCGGGCCCATTGATCTGCATTTTGTTGCAGAATCGTATCTCCGCGGCGCGCGGGCCCATTGATCTGCATTTTGTTG